GCCGCGTTCCATTCGTTTGTTTCTGCTTCGATAGAATTCACCCGATTTGAAACCGCGACAACGCCAGATTGTACCGCCGCCACGTCCTGAGTCGTTGGAACCATTCCAGAACGCGGGATGGTGTCAAAACGTTGAGCAGTAAAAGCGCAACTTGGAATCATTGCAAATGCTGACAGAATAAAGGCCGTAGTGAATATTTTTTTCATTGTATGATCTCCGATGTTTTTAAAGTTGCGATTAAAGTGCCAACCAGATTGCAAAGCTGTTCGAGTGTGCAGTCTGCCAGATTGAGCGTTTTCAGCTCCGTGCTTCCCGTCACGGAATAAACCTCTGTTCCTTGGGAAACGAAATCGCCCGACACCTTGACCCATTCCCCGTCTTTGCGGGCGTACTGTGAGCCGTCTGCCGGAGCTTCACCAACGAAGCCTAACGTAGACACTACTGAGATAGTGACCGCGCCAGAATCAAGCGTGACGGTCACATTGTATTCATCGATTTCATCCGTCACGATAGTTTGGGTGATCTCAAACGGAATCTCATTTGCAATCGTTTTTACCCGGCCCGCCGCATCGTATATACGGAGCTTCCCGAAACATGTCCCAAGTGTGAAATAGGCAGTTTCGGAATTGCTGAAAACGAGAGTTGTTGAACCGCTCGAAACCGGGAACATCTTCGTTATTCCCTGAAGCTGAAAGGTTCCAGAACACCCCGACAGTGAAAACGGTGCCGTGATTGTGATCGTGATCGACCTCTGATCCGAAAAGTCAGTGCTGTCACCTTTGTAAAGTTTTATGCTCATGTGTTTTTCCCTTTTTTAATACCCGATTGCAAAATAGTCGGCATAATCTGCGGTTGAAAACGTGGAACCTCCTTCAAATATCTGCTTGCAGAGAACCGCGCCGGACACAGATTTTGATATGGTTTGCAATCCGATGTCTTTATTCGTTGCAGAAGCGGCAATTCTCACCGCAGGAATCACCAAAAAACACCCGTTCGGAAATGCAACCGGGAAGGTTATTGCCAGCGTTCCAGCCCCATCCGTGCATTGCTGAGTTCCCCACTGAACAATCAGTCCGCTTGGGAGCTTTTGAAATCCGCTGGTCGCCAAAAGAGAGTTTTCTGCCGTTCCGGATGTCGCACTTGTCCAGAAACAGATTTGCCAACTTGTTCCGTTCCCGATGAATGCCGGAGTAGAAACAAAATCATCCTCATTGTTATCTTTCAACGACTCGACCATTGCTGACCCGCCATTGACGGTTGCCCAAAGTTTCGCCCCTGCCGGATACCCGCCGATGGCATTTGATACGTCTGCATCAAAAGTGTACGTTCCGCCGTTCTGCATGAAAAAATTCAGTGAGGTGGCAAGATTTCCAAGTGCGTTCATGTCTGAGCGTCTTGGATATGCGCCGCCCGCTCCGATTGCTTTTGAGCATTCTACCGGGAACCCTGCGGCCAACGACGCAACTCCCAGTGAAGAGGTGGATTCTGGAATAGTCCCCTTGTCGCCGGTATTTGCGAACGGTTGCCCGATTACCGTCGGAATGGTTAGTGTTGTAGCCATAATTTCATTCTCCTTTTAAGTTGGTACGTATTCAGGTTCTTCTACAAAAACAGATTGGTCAAAAACGCCTGCCCGCTGTCCTGAAAACCCGAAAATTGTAGGTGCAGAACCGTATAGCTCATACTTTGCTTCAACGCCTGCCGGTCGGGGAAGGATGCCGTCAACATCCAGAAGCTTTTCCTCTTCGGCGGTTAATGCCGCTCCGAACCAGTACGTGATTGTCATGTCCAGATTATCAACCACCTCAACCGGAACACCGGCAAACAGAAACTCAATGTATCGGTTTATCTGATCCATGCTTCCGGTCATTCCCAAAAGCATAATGCGAGCAAGCAAAACGCGGCTATACATCTTGTCTGAGAACGGAACAGGGGTGCCGCCGTCATCATATGAAGGTCGCTGGATGCCAAGAATATTGCCCCATACAGCGAGCGACAAATCGGAATATCCGGACGGGAAAAGAGTTGATGTGTACTTGTCAACGATAAGTGTCAGGCCATAAAACGGATTCGAAAACCCCATTTTAAATGACAGACAATGTGCCGTTGCGGTTACGTCTTCGAATGATGGCATGGCTATTGTTGGAGCATCACCCAAGAACGTTATTTCGCTCAACCCTGTACAGCCGTTGAAACAGTAAAGACCAAATGAAATAACTCCGTCCGGGATGGTTATTTCAGACAATGACGGGCAAGATGCAAAACTTGCAAGGCCGATTGTCAATAATCCTGAAGGCAAAGTAACCGACGCAAGGGCATCGCAACCATAAAAAGAATAGTCATCAATTCCGGTTATTCCCTCAGGTATTACGACAGAAATCAGAGAATCGCAGTTTCGAAAGGCCGCGTAATCAATTATTTGCAAGTCAGAATTGAATGAAATGGTTTCGATGGATGTACAGCCGCTAAATGCCATCTCTATGATTTGCCCCAGTCCTTCTGGAAACTCAAGTTCTGTCAATGACGTGCAGTTTAAAAACGCCTGACTTCCGATGTACTGAACGGCTGGAAACTCAATCCCAACTAACGAAGAGCACCCTTTAAACGCCTGATTCTGAATATACGCCACGTTTGCGCCCATCGTGACCGTTGTCAAATTCGTACATCCTTCAAAGGCTTCTTGCCCGATGGATATGAGCGCGGCGGGCATTTCAACACTGATCAATGAAAGTACGTTTTGGAAAACTGCGGATCCAATCGAAACAACGGAAAGGCCGCCGTCAGTTTCTGGAATAATCACCGTGTCGGGCGTTCCGGTGTATCCGGTAAGTCTGGTTGTCGCGTCATCAATCGGGGTATATGTGAGCGTGTATGCCATTTAAGCAATCCTTTCCCATCTTGTCGGCGGGTAGGCCGTGCCGTTTCCAATGGCAAAGTAAATGATCGTTCCGTCTGTCATGTACCAGTTCAGGGAGTCGGTATCCTGACAAATCGAGTAAATTCCTTTGACCCATTTCAGAAGAGTCGAAGAGTAAACATACTCCCCGTTAAATCCTGTGTCCGGCGCATATTGAACTGTAACCGTTTTCCAAGAAACGAGCGGGAAAACTTCATCTCTGAACGTGTTCCAAAATGCCGTGACCGCTTCATCGAAAAATGCCTGTTGATAACCGATTAAAGCCTTGAGCTTTTCTGCCCGTTCGTACTGCCACAAAATGGCAAGTTCAAGGTTCGCGTCATTGGTTGTTTCGAAGATTCTCATTTTTAAACAAGTCCGGGCGTGGTTATGTTTCCGGCAACTATTCTGCCGATTTCTGATATTCTGATTGTCAGCGTCGTGGCCGCCAAACTCCCCCCGTGAAGGCATATTTTTAAATTCGTTATTGAGATTTCCGGAATCTGAACAGAAACTGCTGCCGCAATTTCAAACGGGGAAACATCTGTTCCAATCTTGAGCCCGTCAACTCCTTCAATCCCGCCACCGGCCCACAATACGACTGCGTCTTTTATGGCCGTTGAAAGGCTGGCTCCTGAATACCCGTTGTCAATGGCTGTCACCTCTACGTCAATCTGAAGCTCACGAGGTCGGTTGAACGTGACCGGATAGGAAACGCCCCAAGCTCCATCCGTTACGGATTGAGTCACTGCGCACGGAACGGCAGTTACAGCACTTGCTACATTATCCGCAGTATCGGAGCACAAAACAACACCATACGTCCCGCCCGAAAGTGTTACTGTTCCGGATGAATCAACCGCCGTGACGGTCGGGTGGGCAATCGTCCCTGTTCCGTAATCAGTTCCTGCCCCCGAACCGGCCATGATTGCTTCTTCAAGATTCTTCGAGGTGTTTGTCCCGGCAATCCCGATATGAACGTCATAAGCCGCCGCGATGGTGTCCTTGAAGGTGTACACTCGTCCGTCAATGGTTACGGTCTGGCCGTCTGTTGGATTCCCTGTAAAAATAACGGTTCCGGTTCCGGGTATCTTCGTGTACCCGCACCCCGCGCTCTTCGTTTCAAAGATGGCTTGCGCTATGTCAGCGTCTGCCCCTCCGTCCGCAATCACTACGATTGAGTGAGGCTCCACGACCACGGTATCATAGGTGATATTCGTATCTGTTCCGTTGTCATAGCAAAATGCGCTTTCAATATTCTCAACCGCATTTACCCGCGCCGCAATGTCTGACAGGAACCCACTGCCAGAATATCGGCTGGCCTTTATTCTTGCCCGATAAGCAGTATCGCCTTCCCGCTCACTTCCAAGAGTAGCCGCGACTGGGTTTGCAATCGTTTCCCATCCGGTGGAGGTGGAAGATACAATCGTTGTCAAAGTTCCGATGTCGCAAGGAATCACTCCTTTTACCGCGCTCAAAAAGTATCCGGTTGACGATCCAGAAACCGCAATAGTGATATCGTTTTCGGAATAAAACTGATCGTCCGCCGTTGTTTTCGCAAGTGATCCAGCCTTTATTACGGTTCCGGCAACGCCTGTAACAGTCGCCAGTACGCGGGTAGATTCTTCACCGATACGCGGAACCCTGAAAAACGTTCCGTGTGAGTCAAGGAATACGCCGGTAGAATTGTCGAGATTCAACTGGTTTGCGTTTTCCGCATTGATCGAAAGCACATTTGCCCGCTCACTGGCTATCGTTTCAATCAGTCTGCCCTGCGGGGTTTCTGGCGTTGTAACGTCCATGTCTGAACCAAATACCGCCGTAAATTCATCTTGAACGCCCTCAAGAATGTTCGATGTGTCAGGAATGATTATCCCGGTTTCACCGAGTTGCGTATAAAAGTTTTCAGCCATCGATTGTGCCCTCTCCGTAAATTGTTTCGATCACAGCCCGGTAAAAAAGAGTCGATCCATAGACGTAATAATTGAACGATGAAACCTTGTTCACTCCCGGAACCCCTTGTAATGCGACAACGGCCTGCGCGGCCCATGCTGGCAGGCTTTTCCCCGAAGCAAAGGCAGTTTGAAAATATGGAACGCCGCGCGCAGTATTGAATTGAAGCTCTCCCGTAGACGTGAGCATTACCCGCTCGCAAATATTGAGAACGGCATTGATGTCTGAAACGGAAGAAAACGATCTGCCGGAGGTCATCAGATCGTTGTTTTCATCTGTGTTCAGCGTTCTCATTTTAGTTGTTTACCGCCGTTGTCGCATTTGTCGGGCTTCCGGTTCCGTGGGTGTGCGCCTTCAAGCTCTTTGTTGTTGCAATCACATCGGTTGTCCCGGTGATGGTTCCCGTTGCCGTTATGCTCCCTGTAAAAGTAGTCACGGGGCAAACAATAGTCAACGCCGCGCTTGTGATTTTAGAGCTGGTCGCCCCGATGCTGATTTTTTCCGTTCCTTCGGCATTCTGGAAAACCATATTCCCGGCATCTTCACCGGAAAGCGGGACGGTCAACGCTCCGAATCTGTCCGGAATGAAAAACCCGTTTTCATACTTGTGCGTTTCGTAAGTCTGCGGCGGGGAAGCCGTTTTGAATGTCTTTACGCTTTCGGTTTCACGATCTGAGGCCACCAGCCAGCCCGTATCACCCGCAACGATTGGCAGATCAATCAGATACCCTCCGCACATGAACCGCCAGACGCTTGCTGACACCTGAGCCCGTTCTACCTGTTGCCCGGATGCCATAACGATATTGACTGCGGGTTGAACGATGGCCGTATGTGTTGCCCGGTCGTAGCTTACAACAATGGCTGGCAAACAACATTCGAAGTTTCTGGCAAACTCTGCCAGAACTTCAGAGATAATGCCGGTCGGGGTTTCCCTGTTGGCGGGGTTAAAACTAGGCAAGCTTGAGTTCTTTTCCATAAGCATCTAACCTCCTTGCCTTGATCGTGGTGTAAAAATTCTGCCCGCGCAACTGTCCCTCATGATTTATGTGATACACATAATACAACCCGTTTGCCGATGGCATCCGGTTGGATTCGAGTTGTACGGTATCACCGCGCCGGATGCGGGTGTCCAAAAACATCTTTGCCTCAATCCCGATATAATCAATCTTCGGAATGCCTACCATTCCGGTTTTCTCGGAAATCAGCCTGATTTTGCCGTCACGAACCGGCGCGAACTTATCCACGCAAACCAGATTGCCGTTTTCCTCAAAAACGAGAATGTCATCAAGTTTCGTGAGTGCGTCAATGTATGCGGTATTGTTCCCGGAAAATGAGTACTTTGAAATTTTCTTTGCAGAGGTAGAACGCCATTCTGGAGCAAGGCCCATGTTCCCGGCGGCTGTCTCAAATATGGATTTGATCGGGGTCGGGGAAAAAACAGACTGCGTGAAAACCTGAGTGCTTTCGTAGTTCCCGCTCCGAGCAGTGCAGTCCATCCAGATGTCAGGCGGGTCTGTCGGAATGGCGTTGTAAATGTCGCCGTCGAAGATCATGCCTACCTGAGTGTCGGAGTATCCTGCATAAAGCCTGATTCGTTTCCGCTTTGTCATGGCCAACCATTGCGAAGTAAATGTGGTCAGGTATGCCAAGTCATCCCGGTTAAGATTACAAATTGAAATGGAAGCATCGACCATGACGGCGGACGCTGGCAAGTCAACACTGAAACGAACGTCAATGCCTTCCAAGGATTTCAACTTACCGTCTGCGGTAAGGAACTCAACTCTGACTATGCGGTTATAGCTCATTTTCCACTATTTCCGCGTCGGTTAGGTACAGAAGAAAATGAGAGTCACCAAACTTTGTGTAGTCCGGGTATTCGGCATCCGTGCATAGCCAGAAGAAGTTTCCTCCGTATGTCATGTGTGGATAAGGAATCAGAAGGGCATTGGCGGCGCACCGGACACCGGAAATCAAAAGTACGCCATCAACTGAAATGTCGGCAAGTAACATTCCGCGCGCGGTAGTCCGGAAAGAAAGCGTGTAATTCACCCCGTCAATCGTGGTTCCGATTTGCTGATTCGGGTTTTTGGCTATGTCAATTGTTTTCATAGGTGCTTAATAGTAAAACGTGTAGCCCTGACTATTCGTGAACATTCGTGGCTTCACCGGAGCAACCGCTTGTTTTTCTCCCGCATCAACCGTGGCCGCGCTTGCCGGAGTTTTAACAACCTCTTTTGGCATATCCACATAGGCGGGAGTAACGGTCAGGATGCTCCTGAACTTTAAATCAAAAACCAGTCTCGAAACGTTTTCAGCCGTTTCCTTGTGCGGAAGTCCGACAAGTTGAAGGTTCGAATATACCTGCGCCTGCGATTTGATCTTCATCAATTCTGAGGAGTTTTGAACATAAATGCGGGCAATGGCGTTATATGCGTTTTCCCATTCACTCTCAGGAAGAGCGCATTTGACGGTTATTTCCAGAGGGTTGAAAATTCGATGATCAGAAATGATCACGCCGGATTCTGTCGGACTGTCGGTTATCCTTGAATCTTCAATAACATCAACGCTCAGAATGGACACGCCGCTTAGAATTTCGTCACCGTCATAAATGAAGTATGCCTTGCGCTGATCCTCAAACGGCATAAGTTCAACGGGGTTCCCGGCTTCGTCTACCGTGTAAAATACGTTTTCTTTCGGATCGGCCATATTATGCCAAAGCTCCACTTGCGTTTGCGTTAGCGATTTGTTGAAGCTGTCTTAAAAGTTCCGGTCGGATACTGGCCGCAATTCCTTTGGAGTCGGTCGCCGCCGTGGTGATGTTTATCCCGCCCTGAAAACTGATATTTCCCATGCTTGGTTTCGATCCGGCATATTGCTGTTCTGTTGCCCGTGAAACACTGCCTGACTGTACCGCCGCAATGGGCGTTCTGGTGTCGCTAAATGCCACCCGGCCACCCTGAACGATCTCTCTTTCGTTCCCGCCGTTTTCACCTTTGAGTTTTTTTACGGCGTTGGTTATCCGGTAGATGGCAAAGGCTACCGCCGCGATTGCCGCAAGTGTCGCCCAAACCAACGGCCCGCCAAGCAAGGCCGCCGTTCCGCCCGCTACCGCGCCTCCGCCTGCCGCCGCCACCCGCGCCGCAAGAAATGCGGCCCGTAATGCCGTCAGACCGGAAATAACTTTGACCAGCCCGCCAACGGATACCGCACCGAGTGCCGCCGTCAGAGCGATACCCAGAGCAACGGCCAAATCTTTGTGTTCGGTCAGAAACTCACCGATCCTTGCGAGTGCCTTCATAACTCCTTCCATAGCCGGAATCATGAGCCGCGCAAAGACCATTGCCGCCTGCCCAACATGCGCCTTCATGTCGATCACCGAGTTCTGAAACTTTCTCATCATTTCAATGTCATTTTTCGACATGACTTTATGATTTTCGGCATCCGCCAAAGATTTTCGCAGATTGTCCAGCCCGCCCCGAACCATAAGAAGCATGGCGGGGTCAAGACCCATCATTTCCCCGAAATTTATCTGCTCCTGAGTGTTCAGGGTTTCCATTCGCTTTGCGATACTCTCAAGGAGTTCATCCGCCGTTGCTAAGCCCTGAGGCCCGCTTCCGCGCATATCCAAACCGTAGAGCAATGCCGCCTCCTGCAATGCCCCGCCCTTACCCATTCGCATATCCTGCAAACTTTGGTTCAGGTTGGCCATTACAGCGGAAGCGGAGGCGGCATCGCCCCCATAGGTTTTTAAAGCCTGCCCAAGCTGGGAAACTTTGTCGGCAGATATTCCCGCCCTGCTTCCCAACAGCCACATATCAAAACCGACTTTGGACATATCGTTGGCAATGTTGATCGCCTTGCGAAATGCAAGGATTGGAGCGATAGCTGCCGTGAATTGAACAGCCAGCTTTTTGAGGTCCACTGAAAGGTTTTTGGCCGAACGTTCTGCGTCATCCATTTTCGCAGACGTGGACGCAACATCCTTGGCGGCCTGTTCGGCTCCTTCGGTTTTCAACATCAAAATAAGCGTGTCCAGAACGTTTGCCATAGCTTTTACCGTCTATCGTTTTCCCGCCGCGCCGCCATGTACTCATTGTACTTCGGAACGATGTCGGCTTCCCAGATGTCAAAAGCATCTTCTAGGCTGTACACCGTCCGCAACTCACGAAGGGTTGCCCGCCCGCTCGAAATAATTTGCCCGGTCAGGCTCTTTATGTTCCGGAACCCTTCCGCGCCAATGTCTTCTATCTCTCCGAGGAAGCTGAGCGGCTTTCGTCCACGGAAGAAAGAAAATTTAGGGTGAACATTTCACCCTTCAACTTAAACAGCGTATGAACCCCGTCAATGTGCGCATCAATGATTTCACGGCAGGAAAGGCGCATCCATACCGGCCCAACTTTTACGCAAACCCATTTCAGCATAGGGAGAGTCGTTTTCTCAAAACTGCCCTTTGCAAAAAGTTTGATTGCCGCCGCTTCGTTGCCCTGTTCGATCCCGTCAGCCGAACCGCTCGAAAGGTATTCCATCATGATATCTTCGGCATACGATGCCGGTATTTTGGAAATCAGAAACGACTTTCCGCCGATTTCGATCTCTTTTGGTTCGATCAATCCTTGTTCGTTTGTGCTCATTTTTCTGTATGCTCCCGCTTTTACAGTTGCGCATTCATGGGTGCCGTTAGTAGCTCACCCCTTGGAATACAAATTTGAACGTCACGGGTTTCTTTTTCCCGTTGGCGGATGATCCCGGATGCGGGGTCCCCGCGCTGATTCTGCCCATCCGGAAAACTTTCGGCTTTTCGTTTGGATAGGTCACAGTGATGTTGATCACATCCTTGGTTGACGGCTTCAGGAATCCTACCCGGTTGTTTTCAAGCAGGAATCCCATGAGGATTGCGTCCGGGCTTCCCGGAATGAGCGCAAGGTTCACGCTGATCGGCTTCGGAGTGGCCCACGATACCATTTCACCGTTGATATTCATTTCGGACTGAAGAATTTCCAGTTCAGGAATGTCAAAAGGATCGGTATCAGTTGCCCACGCGGTCAACGGAATTGGTTTGTTCCCGAATGTCGGGAAGGCTTGCAAGGTAACTACTGCGCCGTTTGCACTAATATCTGACATAACTTTGTCCTTTCAATCTGATTAAATGAGAATGTCTGAACCCGTAACCTTGCGGATCGAATCACCCTTGCTATACACAAGGACGTAATCGACTTTGTACTTCGTGACGCTGTTTTCAACGTAAGAAACGATGGTCACGTTGACCCAGTATCCCGCTCCCTGAACGCTGTTCCACGCATCTTCATCGCCCGTCACCTGCGTGATGTAGGCTTTCTGTACGTTGGTCAGAGTCTTTCCGGCCTGAATCGTTCCGTTGCTCAACGCCTGATCTACCACGCCCTGAATTATAAGCAGGGACATATCCGCGCCGGTTTGATTTGCCGGAAGCTGTTCGAGAGCCAGAAGCATATTGAAGAACTCAACCGCAATTCCATCTTTCAACCAGATTTCATTGCAGTACGGCCCAACGTCGCCGCCGTCCATCATCACGCCGTCTTGGTAGAATGAGATTCCCTGTCCGGCCTGTTGGGTTTCCCCAAGGTAGTTAATCAGCAGAGCATCGTATGTCGCCGCATCCGTATCGTTCGTAACGGTCGCCGTTTCACTGTCAAACTTCTGGTACATGAAGTTTTTAACAGCGTTCGGGCGCAGATAGTTGGTTGCCGCGAATATCGCACACGGCATATATTCAACCCATGCCGTGACCGCGTTATCCAGCGTAAGAATCGTGCCGTTGTACCCGTCCAGAAGGGCCGCCAGCGCGGAAGCATTCGCCGCCGTAGTCTTTACGCTGTACAGGTATTTGTAGTTCTGCGCGGCGTTCCAAGCGGCAACCAATACAATATCTGCATTCGTCTGCGTATCAAGGAACATGAACGATCCAAAATTATCGCTCAGGTCAGAAACGCGGGTCATTGCTTCAACCGGCGTTTCTGCGTCCATGCCAACAGAAAGAACCGGTGCGCTTGCAACGTCCATTCCGATTAAAGCCTTAATGTCCGTCCCGCTTGCGGGTGCGGTGCAATATCCGACATCTCCCGCGCCGGTCGTTCCGCCGGTCAGGGTGAAAGCACCATCGGCATAAGCGAACGTTGCGCTTGTCCACATTGTACCGCCTGCCGTGATTGCGCGAACCGCAAGCTGAAGAGATGCGGCAACGTCCGCCAGAGTAGCATCACCGGTGAAGTCAGGAGAAATATCATGCGTTTCCCCGCCAAGGTCAACCTTGACTTTCCCTGTGTCGGTCAGCGCGGCGAAAACCGTGTATGCCGGAAGGGTGATCGTGCTGATAAGGCTTGGAGCGGTGGCGGCGGATGTCCATCGAGAAAAACTGATCTTTGCGGCCTGCGTCACGCTCTTCGAGATAAACCCGAAATACTTCAGAGCAAAGGTGTATTCAACCGAACTTGATCCAAACTTTGCCAGCGTTTGCGCCAGATTGTACTCAAGGATTGTGTTGGTCGGGGCAAGGACGTTGGATGTCATGCACCGGCAAATGAGTTCCCGCCGGGAAGCAGTTGCCGCGCCGCCCACGCCTGAAGTGATGTCGATATATTTTGACTGACTGATTGCCATAATGTTTCCTTTCGTTAGATTCCTATCACCGTTTCAGTTGTTGTATCTGCATGATGCACGGTCTTATTTTGCGTCTGCTTGTGGATCACCGTTATGTCGAAAGAGGGAGTCTTTTCATAAAGGTCACTGTCCAGAGTTGCCACCGGCTCCCGAACCTCAGAGATAAGCAATGCCGAAAACGATTTCCCGGCCAGAGTTGCAATTCCTTCCGGCCCGTTAAAATAGGTCACAAGGATGTTGAGAACGTCACCGGCTGTTTGCGTTGAAACCGTATTTGCTGGAAGACGCTTCTTTATGGCCGACACTTGAAAAATGATTTCCTGATAATAGACAGACTGCTCAAAAAGTAACCCGCCAGAGATAATCGGTCGGGTGATCTGTGCACCGTATCGCTTCGAGGATACCCGCTCAATCCAGATTGTCGGCTGTCCGATGGTCACCTTGATGGGCTGGCTGGATTGACGAACTTCAAACCCAGTTACCGAGTTATCTGCTAGACCGGCATTTACAGCTGCTACCATGTCCTGCCAGATTTGATTTTCGTTTTTCATGGTTTGACTTCTACCGCAATGACACTTGTCCAGCCGTTATAGTTCATCCAGTCGGTGCTTTTCACAACGTTGAATGTTTTCGAGTCGTAAATAATCTGGTCTGCTACTTCCTGTTTGTCAATTCCGAGCATCGCAATTTGACCCCAGACGGAAATGTAGTTCTTACCGAACTCCAAACCCAGCTGCGTATAAGCGGAATTTTCTACGGCCTGAACGCATCCCCATACAGTAACCGGATCTCCATAGGTCGGAATCACAAAGCCGATGTCGTTGGGCTCTTGTGACACAAACGCTTTGTGCTGAAACTGAACCCTTGGAATAATGTTCATCGCCATTTGAAGAAGATTGTTCATGCTGACCCCGCCTTGGTTACCGTGCCATCTTTTACGAGGAACGAAACTGACCGGAGCATGTTGCCAGTATCGATAAGTCTGTGTTCTGCGGCAAAAATCGCTTTGATTTTCATTTGAATATCACTGCCAATCTTTGCGCCCATTTTACCCATAACATCATGAATAGGCATTCCTGACCGGACAAGGTTTGCGCAACTCTGAATCCAATTCTGTTCCTGTTCGTGAATAGTTGTGCGCATGAATGACCGGCAGGGAATGCGTATCTGATACGGCCCGGCCTTTGATCCAGTCTGGTTTATCACTGCTCCAAATTCGTGAATGCTGGCAACTTCGGCAATCTGCTTGCCGTCAAGGTAGGTGTCCTGAGGGAAAAATCCAACGGCAACGGAGCTATCCGCAAGCCGTGCGAGGTCGTTCAGAAGCTCTTTGTTCTGGATTCTGACAACGCTCATCTGAATACCCTTTGAAAAGAGCCGCCAACGAACATTCCCGCCGGTGAGTGTGCCTGCATCAAAGCAAGGTATTGCTGTCCGTATCCTGTCTGATTCATCCAAAAGTCGAACTGACGCTTCACTGGCGGCGGTATGAGGGTAACTGATACGCTTCCAACGGTAGAGGATCCTACTATCCCGCCTTGAGCGTTCCCGCTGGCCATAGACGCGGCAATCGTTTTTATGTGGGCCGCCATTAGCTCCAAGGCCAAAAGGCGGTTGTCACTTGAAATATAAATGGAGTTTTGCCGAGAAATGAACGCCGAAGCCCTGTTTATTGCGTTTTGAATTGCCGGGTCGGTGTGTAGCGTTTCGTCGGAAAACTCCGTAAAATCAGCACGGAATCTTTCAACCGTCAAAGTGACTTCAGATTCCGTGCTCATGGGTTACTCCTTGACGGTTTTGGGTGCTTTTTTTCCACGCTTTGCGTAATGCTTCGGGGTGATCGGCGCAGATTCATCTTCGGGGGTGAGCCCGGACGTGTCCATTTTTTCTGAACGGTGAACCTTTAAGAACCCGTTTGATCTGTGCAGTCTGAACACCTCGTTTGCTTCAAGCAATTCAAGTTGCTTGTCCGTCACCTGCGTTACTACGCCTTCGGGGGTTACGAAGTGCTTGCTTGCCACGTTCGCGCCGCCTTCAATTCGTACCGTTTCGACCGGCACCATTTCCCCACCAGCCGTCTTTTTGTAGAGGGCATATTCAACGGGGTTTGAGAGTGTGCTTGTAATATGAGGCATTTCCGCTTCTCCTTTTTATTACTTTGAGTTGAAAAAAGGAGCGGGGTTCACAGTCGCCTGACTGTTCCCCGCTCCAACTTGGTTAGATTCCGGTGTACCGGACAACGCCGATGGGCTGTGCGAACAGTACGCCGGCCGTTGCGCAGGAAAAGGCTTCCAGATATCCTTTTGCCTTGCGCTCAACGCCCAGCATACGGAACACGTCCTGAACGTACTGGTTGACAACCTTGCGTCCGCCAATACTTTCGGCCATCAGGTAGAACACATTCGCGCCACCGTTTGCGGCGGTGAACTGCGGAGCGACTTCGATGCGGCAGTTGGGGTACGTTGACTTGATCCACTGCATCACCGACAGGGTGCCGAGGGTATTTACCGTTGCCAGCATGTCAATACTGACCGATGCAATAGCCAAACAGCTTGCGTCATTGTAGGGATCAAAGTTGCTACCGGAGCGAGTCCGCAAAGCAGACATTGCCGTTTTGATGTCGGCAACGATTTCGAGGAACGTCTTGGCTGCCCACGTAGCACCGCCAACGCCGGTCGCCACCGTGGTATAAACCGGAAGGTTCGGGTCGTTGAGGATACCATAAGTGCGGTTCGAACCATCGTTGTAACCATTGAAGGCTACTGCGTTCAGGCTGATCGCAAATGCTTCACCGACTGCAAGACGTTTTTCAGAGGCGGAATTGATGCGCATTGCGCTGGAACGTTCTTCCTCCAACACGTTGACCTCAATGCCTTCTTCGAAACGAACAATCGTGCGCCGCTCAAACTGCGGGTTCCAATCGGCAAGGATCGAGTCGGTCTTGTCACCGTACGGGCGAGCCTGACCAACTTTTTCAATGACGGTAGCAACAATTTCTTCGTCCGACCAACTTCCGGCAATGTCGCGCCCGATGATACGGTCAGCCGTGCGGGCTTGCGTAACGGTGCGGATCACATCCGGCAGGAAGTGCTGAAGGAACTGAATCGGGGTCGTGGTGGTCGCCGTGGTCAACAGGTCAGGAGTTGCGTCCATCGCCATTGCCATGAAGTCCTTCATCGCCCGTGCGGTGTAATTGATACCCAATGCCTGAACGGTTGCTTCGGTGGTCGCTTCGTCCATCGCATACGCCCGAACCTGTGAAGGTTTCAGGGAAGTGAGAATTTTAGTGAGCTTTGCCATGATATAATCCCTTTCGATTATGCGTTTGTGATGGAAACAACTGCCAGACCGTTCGGCGCGGTGGAGTCCACCAGAACGAACATGGAACCGGCGATGAGAGTCTTGCCGCTTTGCGAACCAACGCCAGAGTAGGCATAGATTTCACCAGAGCTGTTGTCACGGTAGGCTGAGTAACCAACCACCGCGCTATTTGCGGGCTTGACCACGATGTGACCCATCGTTGCGAGTTCAGCGGTGACGCCGTTCTCAACAACCAGAGTCGATGTCAGTCCGGAATGCGTGTAGGATTTCGGGTTGACCAAGATACCGGCGAATACGCCTGTTCCGCCCTGTACGGCAAGACCTTTGTCGGTGGAGTCATAGGAGAATGCCCGCCCAACGGTCGCACTGTTCGCATACGCATCTACGCCGCCGGCCAGAACGCCGGATGTTGGCGCAATGGTCAGATTATCGGCTGATTCGAGGAAAACCACGGCATTGCCAACCACACCCGTATAAATCGCGGTGACGGTGACTTCGGCGGTGTCGGTATCGGCACCGGTGACGCTCAGGTTTGCGGTCGTTCCTGCGAAGTAGTCAACGCCGGCGGTTCCGCTCGCATTGATTGCTTTCGTCAGGCTCTTTGCGGTTGCGTCTGCGCTCACTCCGATTTTGACATCGAAGGCGGCAGCCAGCGATTCCACGAACTTATAGACATACCCACCGATTGAAACGGTGTCGTCTGCGGTTGGTACGCCTGTCAGCGTGATTACGCCAGAGGCGGCGACTGCTACAACCGGAGTTCCGGCAGTAACGGCCATCGGGTTAACGCGGCGCGGGCTGTTGTCATAAAACGAGCCAACGACTCCGAATCCCTGTAGGGTGTTTACTGTAGTCTGCATTTTTTATTCTCCTTTGAGGTATTTCTTCAGAGCCGCATCTTCTCCAGATTTGGGAGCGGCATCCATTCCAAACACTGGCCCACTACCGGAACGCCCGGCAAGGAATCCTTTGATCATCGCTTTCGATTCACCCTTACCCGCTTGAAGTTTGAGCTTCGTACAGGCATATTCCGCTACTTGATCTGCGGTCATTGTGGCATGGTCGAAAGTTCCAATAAGCGGGGTGACTTGTTTAACCAGTCCGTCCCGTTCGGCAATCATTGCGGCAAAGACCGGGAAGGCATCCATCGATGCACCCGATTTTTCTTTGTCGGCTTTTTCTTTGTCAGCTTTTTCCTTTTCCGCTTCGGCGGCGGCATCAGCGGCCTTTTGCTCTTCTTCTTTTTTGGCGGCTTCTGCTTCGTCACAGGCTTTCTTTTCTGAGGCGGCGGCTTCGTCCTTTGCCTTCTGCGCTTCGGCTTCTGCGGCTTCATCCTGCGCCTTTTTCGCGGCGGAGGCTTCTTCTGCCTCTTTTTGGGCTTTTTCTGCTTCTGTCATATCGTCGGTTCCTTTGGTTATTGGTTTGATCGCTTCCATGGAGTCAAACACCATTGCTTTCGAATCGTAAACGCGAACGCTTGCCCCCATCCGGCCCTTGTCAACGAGGGCAATGTGATTGCCGGTGATGTCCCGCTGAACGAAGTCATACGGCTGGCCTTTGAAAATTCCGCGTTCCGGCTCGTACCGGCACCGGTAACCCAACGAGATTTCCTTCTTGCCGCCTTCAATGGACTGTTTCAATTCTTCTGAGAATATGCGGAAGTCACCAATCATTGTGCCAGTTGCCGGATCGGAAACGGAATTGAACAGAACTCCGCCAGCAGGTCGGTTATCGTACTCCGTACAGCCATCACCTATCATTTCATGTTCTTCGATGAAGGGAACCCCATTGAACGACTTAAGGGTTTCGTCCCTGAAAAGCTCAGAGGCAGGCCGATACACGTTGTAAATCTTGCCGGGTTCGAGTCCGAAAGTCCCGGAAAAGTCGATCTGTGCGCCGGTGTAGGGGAATACACCTTCTTTGGTCACCGGATTCGACTCAATAAGCCAGAACCCATTTATATCGACTTCTTTTGCCATTCGGACAACCCTTTTTCCTGTTATGATGGAAATTTGGAAGAAAAAGCGGATTCTGTCAAATGGCGGCTTGCGGATTTTTATCCACCGGATGGAGAAAGCACAATTTATAAGGGGTTTTTGCGTAAAACGATAATTGAAAATAAACGCAGTTTTTTCTTTTATTTGGCCTTAAGGTCGGTTAT